TGCTGCTGATTTTGTAAAGAATTGACGGCGATCTCCACGGGGCGGCCGGGTTCACGATCGGGGGCATCGGCTGGCACCCACGTCCCGGGTGAGGTCAACCAGTTGGCGTCGGTCGCTAACGGTTTCTGATATTTGATGACCGGATCTTCGACCGGGCGGACACCGCAGTCCCACAGCCGTTTGGACACGAATTGCAGATAGTCCACCGGTAAGACGAGCTGGGCGCCCTTCTGATAGGGCATGGCCACCAACATCCACAGGAATGCCTGGTACGGGTTGGTGGGGTCGCAGTTTTCCCTAGTGGGGAAATCGTGCGGGAAGGGTTTGAAGTCGGCGGGGATCACCAGACACCCAGATCGTGCAGGCCCGCGATGAGGCGTTCAATGCGACCCAATGCCCGTTGGGCGGGGTCCTGCCAGACGCGTTCGTCGCCGATGTTGATCGTCCATTCCGGTGGGCTGTCAGGTCCCCACGCCAAGTCGATTCGCCGGCACCGATCCATGTGGATTTTGTTGTCTGCTTTGAGGACCAGGCCGACGCGATCGTCGAGGAAAAAATGGCCGACGCCGTTATCACCCACCAGATAGGGTGCCCCGTCTGACACTTGTATGCGCCACGACACCACAGTTTTGGTTGCCCACATTCCGGCCCTCAGCACCGCTAGGGATGCCAGGGTGTATGCCTTGCCTGCGCCGTCTTGGAAGTAGGCGTGGAGGCGATCCCAGCCGGTGTTGTTGGCCCGCTCAGGACTCTTGAAAGTTTGCCAGGCAAGCACAACGTCCTCGTAGAGCGGGGCCAATAAAGTATCAATTGTCCCACCTAGAGAACCGATCTGCGCCAAGCCGCCCAGAACGTCACCTAAGGCCTGTATCGAGGCCGAGATGCTCTCATTGACGCCGGGAGCTGAGTGGCCGCCCACTTCGATTTGGACGCCTTTGGCAGGTGAGTAAATCCACGACGAGGTTTGCACCGGGGAGGTGTCCGACTCGTAGAAGATCACATACGGTTTCACCGGGTCGGTGTAGCGTTTCCCAACCGTGAAATAGTCCTGCGGAGTGTCAGCATCAGACACCACATCGTAGGTCGAATCAATGAAGTCGTCGGCGAACTCCAACGCCGTTCGGGTCAACCCATCGAACACCGTGCCGCCGTTGGACGTGCCGATGAGGACACCGGATTTGTCAGCGATATCAATCACCAAAGTGCCGTAACGCAGTTTGGCCCCGGCCCACGGCAGCTCGTCGCCGGGAAGATAACGCCGGCACACGATCGACAGTTCGGAATCCTCGAGCATGTAGTGGGCCATGTCGTGGAAGTTCTGCCACCTCGAGGTGACCACACCCCACACGGCACCGGATTGCAATGCCTGAATGAACGACTGTGGTTTGACCACGATGTGCCAGTTCGACATGTCCAGGCCCATCGACGCCCAGTTGTTCAAGTTCATCGGGTCGTCAGGCCACGTCAGGAACGGATTGTGTTCACGCCAGATCGCAAGGAAAAGGCTAACTTTCAGAATCCACGGCACAGGACCGGCCAGGAGCCACGCCCGCGGTGCCTGAAAGCCATCGGGCAGGAACGGATTGGGGATGACGGAATACCATTTCAGGTGTTCGTAATCGTGAACCCAATCCACGACCAAGACCACGTCGCCGTCTTCGCGTTGTTCGACCGCGAATTTGTCCAACATGCCTGACCATCGGGCACCGCAGTAGTCGATCGTGATTCCGACGGTTCGACCCGACCCTGAGTCCAAGCGTTCCTGGTAGTCGTAAATCCATTGCGCGATCGGGGAATCGAACGGGAACTCTGTTCGGCCGGGGCCGGTGTCGTTGGAGATGAACGAGAACTGCGCCGAATACTCCGAGCCCATGACGTGCTGGCAGTTCCATTCCGCATCCCAGATCCGTCCGACCGGCTGGGCACGGCGGATACGTTCCTCCACCAATTTCTGCTGCTCAGTCGCCGCGAGGATCTGTTCACACGTTGCGGTCATGAACCCGACCATCCGTAGGCCCGAATCCACACCTGCCCATCACCGCCGGCACCACCGGAGCCGTAGATCGGCCAGCCGCCCGCACCACCGCCACCGGGATGATTACCCGGATTGCCCGGAATGTTCTCCGGGCCGCACCCGGGATAGGTTTTGCCGTTGAACACCAGATCGGCCAGGCCTGCACCGGCCACGGTCGGCTGGGCGGCACCACCGACACCACCCACCGAAATCACCGACGTCATGCCGGTGCCGACTGCGGTGCTCTCAGAGCCGTTTTCACCGTTGGTGCCACCGAACCCATCCACCGGATTGATCAACGACTGAACACCCTTACCCGGGCGCCCACCGGTTCCTACCAGACCGGACAGATATTTCGTCGAGAGCGGGATGTCCACGCCGCGGATGATGGTGCGGTAGGCCCACGGTGATGCGCTGCCACCGGAACCGGTGATCAACGCCCCGCCACCTTCGCCGCCACCGCCGCCGCCGACACACACCACATCGAGGCGTTCCGCCCAATCGGGGATTCGGTAACTCCACGAACCCGGATAGGAGAACCTCGAGGTGTAATCCTTCGGGGAACCCGTGTTGAGGATCGTGATGGCTTCGAGGCCGTAGGGCCGTGACCATCGTCGGGGCTGCACCAACTGGGCGGTCGCGCCGCCGGCCGGGGCACCCTTGTAAGACACCGGCAGCTGGAACTCCGGGGTGTAGGGCGGGATCGGATAGTTGAAGATCTTGGAGCCGCCGAGCTGGGCGAGGATGTTGGTGTTGTTCAAGTCCCGGTACATCAGCTCTTTGCGGTCCAGGTCGATGACCGCGCCGCCGTTGCCGGTGGTGATGATCAAATCTTTGATGTAGCGGGCCGCATTGGTTCCACCTGGGGTGCGTTCACCGGGATCTCCCACCCACTCAAAATCGGGCAGCGTCCAAATACCGGGCGTCAACACCCACTTATGCCACATGACCTGATCAGTCGGGTTCGACAACGTCACCGTCCCGGCCGCCGAAGTGGCACCGGAGGTGAACTGTGAGATGACATCGTCCTCGTACCACATCGGTTCACCGGCCCGCAGCTTCAAAATGAGGTTGCCGTACTGCTGCTGAAGCGGATCAATGTCGGCTTTGAAATCGGGCTGCTCATACATCAGCACATCGAGTTTGCGGGTGCCCGACATTTCGGTCACCACCTCGATCGTGGTCTCTTTGGGTGTCAATGACCACTGATCTTTTTCGTAGAAGAAGATCTGCCGGAACAACGACTCGTTCCACTCAAAAGAGTCGGTGACCGAATCAACGACGTGGAACCCCAACGCGATGTCGCGGTGCAGCTGCTTGACCGCTTTTTGGGTGGACCCGACCTGGAACGCGCCGGTCTTCCACGTCGATTTGATGGGGGCGTCATAGATGCCCTCCACTTGGCCTTGGGCCAGCCACACACCTTCAAGGCCGGCGTTGTCGCCGTGGACGTGGAACACTTTGTTGCCGCGGCGGATACGGATGGCCACGATACGAGGGTCAGCCACCTGAAGGCCTTCCCGTGTACTGCATCTGCGCCAACTGGCCACGCTTGGTCAACTCTCGGCCCACACTTTCGGCGTCCGTGGTGTAAATGTTGTCCACCTTGAACATCGGTGGCTGATTGGGCGGCGGTGCATCCGGGGCCGCCAGCTCCGTAGACAAGAAAGAGTTCGCATCCAACCCCAGCGGCGACGGTGGGGCCGCGGTGTCGATACTTCCCATCAGGTTGTCGATCGGACCAGGGGCGGCACCTGAGCCATCGCCGTGGGTCATGGTGTTGGGATCGACCGTTGCGCCGGCGGCCTTCTGGGCTCCCCCGGACATCAGATCGCCTAATGCACCCGTGATGGCTTGTTGCGGGACGAACGCCGAGGGGTCCTGTGACAGCCAGCGGGGCATACCGAACGGGGTGACCTGCTGTAACAATGCGTCCGCGCCGATACCGAGCATGTCGAAGCCGAACGTGACACCGCGCTTGGCGGCGTTTGCGCCCATGCCAATAGCGGCTGAGGTTGCCGCACCGGCCGCGGGACCGGCGGCGGCACCAGCGCCCAAGGTTCCGGCGGTGACACCGATGCTGGCGGCTTGAGACGCCGCCGACGCCGCCTGGTCGATAAGGCCGTTGATGATTTCCCCACCCATGTCAATGCCCATGGCGAGGGTGGAAGTGCCTGCCTCAGCGGTGGAACCGGCCGCCGCCGGCATCGCGCCTTCGGTTCGCATGTCTTCCAGTTTTTGGGCCATGACCGCGCCGCCGGTCGCAGCGTGCAGGGCGTTGCGGAAGGAGTAGACCCCGGCTTGGCCGCCCATGGCATTGACGTCAGAGGCAGTGAGGACGTGTTCGCCGTTAGACAGCATCGCCGGAATGACATCGGATTTAGGTCCACCAGGCCCGGAGACGCTGCCGCCCATTGCCCGTCCGCGACGTTCTCGGCCTGTCGGCGTGGGGTAGCCGAAGTTTCCGCCGCCACCGAGAGGCGGTTCGGCAGCGAAAATAGGATCACGTGATGCCCCAGGCACACCCATGCCCGGTGCCGTGAGCTGATTGAGCATGTTCTGGCCAGCCTCAGAGTCCTCACCGACCGCAGTTATGGCGTTGTTGAAGGCTGCACCGCCGATAGCGCCGCCCGCGATGATCGCCGCAATCGCCGCCAAAGGCGCGTAGGCGGCTGCCGCGAGACCGGCCGTTGTACCCAACGCGGCATTGAGTCCGACCACGGCGCTGGCGACCGCGGCGATGCCGGTGATGCCCTGCCATGCCACGAACGCCACCACTACGGCTTGGATCGCAGCGGGGTGTTCTTTCAGGAAGGAAAGAATGTTTCCTAGAATGCTGACCAACCCGCGGGCCGCGTCAGCAGCTGAGGTGAAAAACTCGCGGATCTGTTCCTTGTTGGCGTTGATCCACGCCCCCAGCTCGTTGAGCTTGGTGGTGATCGTGTTGATGGAGTCGCGCATGTTTTGCGCCGGATCACCGGAATCACCGCCGAACAGGGCGGTGAGGAAGTTCGCGCCCACCCTGGCCACGGCGGTCTGCATATTCATGATCGCGCCTTGCAAGGTGTTGCCCAACCCTTGCGCCATGCCTTGGGCGTTATCGTTGATGCTCTGTTGGAGCATCGCCATCGTGATCTGGCCTTTAGCCAGCAGGGCGTCGAAGTCCTGGCCGCTGGCGGTCACCGATGCGCGAATCCACGACGAGGCCGGGAACCGGCTGTCGAGTCGGGCCAACGATTCCCCGGTGACATTGCCTTTGTTGACGATGTCTTGGAAGACGTCACCAATTTCGGCCATGCTCGTTCCGCCGATGGCGGCAGCATCAGCCACCGTCGTCATGTAGCCCTTGATGTCTTTGACGCCGGCACCGATAGCGCCTACCGCGGTGCCGAACGCCTCATCGAGGGAGAACGGGGTGCCGCTGACCACATCAGTGACATCTTTGACGGCCTGCTGCACGTCCACCATGGGCCTGCCGAACTTGGCGGCAGCTTTGTTCAGCGATTCAAGTTTGTTTTTCGCGGTGTCTAACTTGACGAGGCGGTCGAAGCCTTTGGTCAGGGACAGCCCGATCCCGGCGATGGCTGCCCCGGCCCCGAGGGTCAGACCTGATGACAGTGCTTTACCGGCCACCATGCCGATGTTGTTCATGACGCCGCGATTACCGAGTTCGCTGCGCCATCCCGAAATGACCCGACCTAAACCGACACTTCCCACACCGGAAGCAAACGACTGCCCAAACTCGGCACCGATCTGTTTGCCGCGCAGCCCCACCACGGCACCCTTGCCGATGACCTGGCCGATGCGGGCACCGATACGGTCCAGCTTGGTGTTGGGGATGCCGGCCATGATGTCTTGGTCGGGCCGCCACCCACTCTTGAGTGCCTTTGAGGCCTGCGCCGATATCCGGGAACCGATATCTTTGCCTGCCATGTCGGCGCTTCTGCCGCCGCCCTCCAAAGCCTTCTTGATACCGGCTTCAAGTTTGGAGGTTTCGGCAACGATGGACACATAGCCAGTTCCGAGTTCAGTCGCCACGGCCCATCCTTTCCATCGTTGATTTCAGTTTTGCTTTTCGGGCCTTGAGTTCCTTGGCCGAGGTCGGTGATGCGCCGGGAGCAGCTGTCGGCTTATCGACGGGCCGTTTCAGCTGTTTGGGTTTGTCACCTTTGCCGCCGCCGCGCTGCCAGTTGCCCCACTGGATCGCCGCTAACACCGCACCCAGGAAGTCGATTTCCGGTGTCCACCACCACGACTGCGGGTGGGTCTTTCGATAAAACGCTGACCCTGGCGTTGGTGGTAGGTGGGTGATGAAGTCTCTGAGGTCATTCCATGACAGCCGTTCACCCAGATCGTTGAGGGTATAACCGGTCATGGTCATCAAATCAAAATTGATGGCCCCGCCAGACTCGTCTAAGAGTCGGTCGAGGCCACTAATTCCCCCACAGTGATCGTGGAGCCGTTCTGAATGAGTTCCGCGATCTGCTCCAACTCAAACAAGTGCAGTTCATTGATGACAGTCAGTTCGGTTTCGTTGACGAACGGCTTGAGCATCGCCACCACTGTTTGGATGCCCCGATCCTGGGGTGTCAATGGTTCGCCGTCGTCGTCTTTCATCTCGTCAATGCCCGCCAGGGCTTTGTTGAGTTCTTTGAACTGATCGCGGGACATGCAGTCGAAGCGCGGCACGGTAAAGGTGACCGGTGTGCGGCCTTTCACGGGTGCGCCGTTTTCGTCGAATGCGTAGTCTCCGTTGGCGTCAACCGGCAACACGATTTCGATGCGGGCTGACCGGTGATTGGCACCGATGATGGGTTTCGACATGGGGGACGGACCTTCCTTGTTGTGACGTGCGGGTACGGGCTTCATGTGGGGCTGCGGTGGGTGGCAGGCCCGTCCCAAGACACCACCCACCGCAGGTTTGGGTTACGACCCTGCGGACTTGCCGGCGTCGTGGATGTACTCGATGACCGCTTCGCTGTTGCCCGAGGAGGGCTTGTAGCAGTCCACGGTGATCGTGTACTTGAGCAGGTCGTTGTGGACGTAGACGATTTCGCCGACATCGACAACTGCGCCCTCTTGGATGACCAGTCGGCGGGTCTTGTTGCCGTCCACGGTCTGCACGATGAACGCCGAGCGGGGAAGCTGCTTGGAACGGTGCTCGATCTTGATGGTGCGGTTTCCGGCACCGTCAACACCCAAGGTGATGCCGGGTCCGAACACGGTCTCCAGCACGTCGGGATCGGTTTCCAGAAGAGACAGTTGCAGCGATTCCGCGTAGGAGCCCTGCGTGGTCTTCACCAGATCGGAGCCGAAAGCGTAGTGCTTCTGCACATCGCGCTCGGTCGTGACGGTGATGCCCTCTTCGCCGAGCCAGCCGTGATCAACGAACAGTGCGTTCAGCGGTGCGGTGGCGTTGGTGGGGAGGGTGGTTCCCAAGGGTGCCCGGTAGAAAACGCCACCGGAATCCGGGCGGGTAGGCGCCCAGATGATGGATGAATCTGGCATGGTGTTGTTGCCCCTTTCAGGCTTCCGGGACGGGCCTGACAGGTTGTTATGAAGTTATGTATTCAGTTGTTATTCAGTTAGCTGCCTGGGGGAACTGACAGAACCGGGGCGGTTGACAGGCTCAGGTTGCCCTGAAATTGCCACCGCTCCATGTCGATGATTTCCGGGTGGGGAAAGTCAACGGGTCCTTGTTCGTTGGACCAGTTGCGAATCCACGCCCCTTCGACGGTGGTGGAGATGGCGTTGCGGAACGCCGCCCTGGCCGTGGCTGTCATGTTTTCGACCGTCTCAACATCGGGGCCGAAGCATTCAATGAGCAGCCGTGCCACATCGGTGATCGGAGTGTCTTGGCTGCCGCCGATGCGCGACACCTTGACGAACCGGATCGGTCGCTGTTTCGGCATCCGGGCCGACACCAGGGCGTACTGGCCGAAAGCCTGATCTAACACCGTGATGGCCACTTTCACGGCCGGCTTCGGGGTGAGATACCAGACGGTCACTGGCCGCCACCCAAAGCCCTGACCAGGGTGTTGTATTTGGCGTTGTGTCGGATTGCGTGCGGTGCAGTTGCGGCCACGGAAACACGCCACCGGCCCTGTCGTACTTGTTTACCGGGCTGTGAGGTCATTTCGTAGCCGCGGTCGGTGCCACCACTTAACTTCAGTGTGCTGTTGGCGGCGTTCATGACAGTGAGACCGATTCCTTCCAACACCCCTTGCACCGGTTCCGAATAACGGATCTCCCGGAACCCGGCGATGTTGGCTTTGAACCGAATCCGGGCCATCAGGACCCGTATTCGGAAATCACAGTCACGGCCCGCATGGACACCCGGTAGGGCTTGAGCCGTTCCCGTAACGCATTGGTCAGCCATGGACCCGATGTGGTGGCCGATTCGGTGCCGACATAGACGCCAGCGGCTTCTCGCGCAGTGGAGTAGCCGCTGGCGTCATAGTCAGCAACCGTGATTGACGGCTTGGAAAACACGGCAGCAACCATCGTCGCGACCACCCGGGCAACCGCACCCGGAACGGGGTCCGGTTCGTTGCCCAGGTAGGCGGCGACGAGATCGGTGGCCTGCTCGAGCTGGTTGCTCACAGACACCAATTCCGCCGCTGTGAGTGACCGCCCTAGAGCGGCCACCACATCAGACGAAGCTGCATACGCCATCGTTAGGAGCCGGCGTTGATGACCGCAGCGACCGGAGTCGGTGCCGAGCTGAACGCGGTGGCACCCGTGGACAGCACATAGCCGTAGCGGGCCTTGAAGCGCAGCGCCACCATGTCCTTCTCGGCCAGGTTGATGCCACCAACGGTGGCCTGATCGAGGAACTTGACGGTGATGTCCTGGCGGATACCCACGCGCACGCGCGAGGAGTCCACGATCAGGCACTTGGCCCGCGAGTTGTCCCACGTGCCGTTGAGGCTGAACGAGGTGTTGTAGCCGGCGAAGGACTCATCCCGGAAGATGGGCTGACCCTGCGAGTCACGGATGTTCGCGATCTCGTAGCGGAACGTCAGGTTCGCCAGGAGGGTATCGGGCAGCAACCCGAGGCCCGCGAGGGTCTTCGACGAGGTGTTCACCGCACCGACGATGTCCGCCGTGTTGGCAGCACCGGAGGTGATGGCCTGGGTCTGCGACGCAGTCACAGCCGCCGAGTACAGCGCGGCACTCGTCCACGATGCCGGCTTACCGACACCCCAGATGATGGCCTGGTCCAACTTCTGACCGATGGCCTGACCGGCCAACGCAGAAACATCCGACAGAACGTCGGTCGTCGCATCTGCCAAAATGTCTTCGTGCACCGGCACGATCACCGCAATTTCTTCGACCACCATCGTGGCGTTCTTCCAACGCACCTCACTGGTGGGCTTGGTGCCCGAGGAGTCCTCGGACTGTTCGGTGACCCACCCGGCCTGGGGCAGGGCCGCGAGCATCGGCATGTTAGTGGTCTTGGTGCCCAGGTTCACTGTGGGGAAAGCCTGGAGCGCCTGCGAGCCCGCAACAGCGGCCTCCAGGAGGACCTGCGAATACGCGTCCTCGATGAGGGTCGAGACATCTGACCGGTTGATATCAACCATTGTTCTTTTTCCTTTCGGATAGCCCGCAGAGTCCCGTAGTCACTCGTTGGGAGGATTTATATTTGTGATCGCATGGCGCGGATTGCCGCTGCCGCACGTTCTTTCGGGTCGAGTGTTTGATCGGGGCTACTTGCCCCAGACTTCAAACCTCGTACAGGTTTAGCGGGTTTTTCCTGCACCTGTTGTGCAGCACGCCATTCCAATAGCGCATCGGCTGCCGCCTCCCACTCATCGGGAGTTGAACCAGACAATGCCGACACTGGAACGCCCTTCGCCGCAGCCACATCGGCTTTAGCGGCGCGTTCACGTTCCGAAGCAAGTTCAGATTCGAGCTGCTGCGCCCTCTCGGACACTTTCTGCAACTCAGACTTCGACGCTTCCTGGAACTCATCAAACTTCGAGGCCTTGGCCTTCAGTTCGTCAAATCCCGCGTACTTCTTCTTCACACCGTCGATACGCTGCCCAATGATTTTGTCCAGCGCCTCTTGGGATGTGATGGGTTGGAAATCGCTGCCGTCCTCATTGGTAGCGGCAGTGGTTTCTTCAATCTCGCTCATGCGGAAATCACCCTTTCGGGGTTAGGGGTCAGCCCAATTGACCGCTTGGGCGGAGCGTCTATCCCCACGGTGGGGAAAAGTCTTGTGTTAGGAAACTGTGTCGTTCTGCTGGTTTTGCTGAGCTTTTTTCTGCGCGTATCGCGCTCGACGCTCTGCATTGAGCCTGTCTTTGACTTCGGGATATTTGGCTTTCCGCATCTCGTTGAGCACTGCATCAACGTCGATGGCCCCGAACTGTCCTTTGGTTTTCCCGGCCGCTTTGGCGGCGTCCTGGGCGTTGAAGTAGTCCTGTTCCCACTCAGCCACATAATCCGGTGGCTCATAGACGTCGCCGTCACGAACCGGCACCGCCACACAGTGACAGTTGTCGTGGTACTTCTCGCCGAGTTTGCGTTCACCGCGGACCTGACCGGAACCGCCGGCCAAAAATCTTCCCTTGCCGCCTTTACCGGCCCGCCGTTTGTTACCGCCCAACGACACAGCGCCGGGGTCAACGGCGGCGCCTTGGCCGGGGAAACGTGGACGGAAAGGCAACCCGGCCGACGATGCACGCATCCTGCGCTCACCTAACGTCAAATCTGTTCCGCGCCCGACAACCCTGACAGCGGCACGCTCTGAGGAATACACGGCACCGCGGGTAGCTAGCAGCCGACAGAACGAACAGGCGTTAGCTGAGGCGTGGCGTGCATACTTCACACCTTCGCGTTCCACATTGGAGATGATGGTTTCGCGCGAGACGTTGAAAATTTGACGTTCAACGGCTCCGACTAGAGCAGCCAGAACATCTGGTTGCACTAATGCCCAGCCTGCGTTCGCGGACAGCACGTCCCTGGCGATCGGTGGGGAAGTTTCCACGGCGAACGCGGCCGCGGGGTCGAGGCTGGCATACCATTCCGCTGACAACGTGCCCGAGGCCGCCATGAACGGGTCTACGACGGTGGGAAACGCCAACTGCAACGCTTCCCAGCGGGTCTCGCGGTCAAGATCTTTCAGTTTGTCCCACAGTGCGGTGACAGCATCAACAGCTTTTGCCGACAGGGTGGCTAAAAGTGCCTGAAAGTTGTCAACCTCAGCTGGTGACGGCATCGACCTGCGCCGGCATTCCTACCTCAGCAGGCGGATTCGGTAGCGTCCCAAGATTGGGTTGCACTGGACCCTGTAACGCCTGCACCAGGCCGTTGACCTGGCTGCGCCGCAACGAGTCTTTGATGGACTGAATTTTCTGCTGCGTAGCACCAGGAATCATGTCCACAAGTTCCTCGATCGGGATGCCCGAGGCCGCCAACTTTTGGATACCATCCACGACCGCGGCGAACGAGCGGGCCTCAGTGTCCCGCCACACCACCTCAGCGGATTCATCACCAGCAGTGGAGTTATCTCCACTGATTTCGGCGGCAAGGCGGAAGCACTGCTCCCACGATTCCCCGAAGGTGTCGCGCTTGGATTCGGTTTTGCGCTGCTCGTTGGCTTCAGCAGCCGCCAGGGCGTCGGCGGACACATGCGAGAGCTTCGGGTTCAACTTGGCGGGCGACACCTGGGCCACCGTCGCAATGAACTCCAACATCTCGGTCAGTTTCGCGTCGTACTGGCCCAGGTCGGCGGCCGGGTACGAAGACGTTTTCACATCCGGGTCCTCAAACGCCCACACCCGCCGTGCCGAAGCAGCCAACACTTCCGACGAAGTTCCCGACCAGCCCGTGATCACCTTTTGGGGGAATGCACCGAACCGGGACACGATCATCGAGTCAAAATTGACGGAATTGAGGGCACGCTGTAGCACCAGCAGCGGCTCGATCTCTCCGACGATCGTGTCGTCGGCATCGCGGGCGTTAATGAACCGCACCACCGGGCACACTGACGCCCCATGCCTAATCGGCTCCCCCAGCGACATTGAGCCCAACGTGCGGGCAAAATCAATGCTGTTCGGGTCAATGGACACCGCCGAGGCAGGAACCTCACCCAAATCCATCGGATACAAGTACTCGTCGTCATAAATCAGGGCTTTGCGACGAGCCTTCGCATCAGTGTTGTCCACCCACATTTCGAAGGCGTACTGAGGCCACTCATCTATCTGCGGATCTTCATACACTGCGAGTAACTGCCGTGGGGAACGCGGACGCCACCGCACACCCTGCTCGTCATCATCCTCATCGCGCGTCACCACAACGTAGGACGCACCATAGGTCACCGCCGGCCGATACACCTCAACCTGGCGGGCATCCATCCGATTGGACTGCCACATCCTCCAGGCCGGCGCATTCTCTTTGGCCAACGCTGACCGG